GCCAGTAAACAGGCACAAATGACGCTGCCGGGTACTGTATTGTACTAAGCAGGGTATTATATGCTTTGCGTATGGCCAGGTTACTACTGAGCATTTAGCTGTTTTTTTAGGTTTTTAATCAGATCGATTTTCGTTTCATTAAAAGCCGGGTAAAAATATGGCTGTGCGTGTATGCCGTTTTTCAATATCGACAATGTAATGGCGTATGCAACCTCTCTTTCGGTTTGCTGATTAGCTTTACTGTTTATCCGCTTCTTTGTCTTTACAGAGTGCGTAGCTGCAACGCCTTTTATAGTAACCCACTGCAATATTCTGTAAAACAACTGTGTAAAATTACCGCCACCTTTGCCCTTAAAAGTAGCCGCAAAAGCCTGCCAGTCGGGTGGTAATGTTGCGACCCATTCAGCAGCAAATTTCTTTGTGCCAAACTCAACGAATGCAGCGTAGTCTACGTTCACCGCTACTTTTACTGCTAAATTTGTTGTAGCATGACTGATACTCTGCCTTAACTTACCCTCGTTTACTGGTGCATTAAGTTTAGCCTTATTTTCCATGTCCTGACCAAAAGCCTTGAACTCATTGTTTATTATTCGGTCAATATCTTTGGGTGCGGCCTTTAATTCTGCCAGTACTTTATCCAGGTTTCCTATGGTAAGCGTTAAACTCAACTCCAGCTTGTTTGACTGAGCGACACGGAGCAATCAATTATCATAAACCGCTTGTATGCCGGATCCTCTGTTTTAATGAATTTTATTGTGTATTCCTGACCCTCAAATTCAACTACCCAATTCGTAGTAAACCCACTGTTAAACCTAGTTGTTATCCTTGCCTGCACATCACTCATCATTCGCGATTGATTAGGACCGGTGCTGCCTGATAACCGTTCAAACTTGCACCACTGCTGCACCGTTTCGGCCAGTGTACGAGTAAGTCCTCCGTAAACATTATCTTTCACAGATGCGTAGGACTTAAATGTAATCAGTGATTTAAATTCAGATGGGCTTATCATACTCTTTTTAGTCTGCGTAATGTTGATTTAGCCTGTGGGCTTAATGTTGTTTCAGTAGGTATTCCGGTACGGGTTACGCTTGATATTTCACCGCGGTTCTCGTACAGATAAAAAACCTGCTGCAATATCGCCAACTTTAATTCTGTTGGCAGCGATCCGTTTGCATATCCGGCGGCATATACAACAGTCAGGCCGTCTTGCAACGGAGTTAACAACTGCTTCCAGGTAGTACCTCGTATGGTATAACCTTCATCAGCTACAAGTACCGTACCTTCACTATCTGTAACGCTCGTTATTGCGCCTGTTGGCCCGTATGGTAGAAATATGCCTCCACATAAGTTTGTAATAATAGCCGTAACAGTACGTGGTATAAAACTAATGCCTGAGTACTCCTCACACTGTCTGCGTGCTGCGGTAATAAAAATATCCAGTAAGGTATCTTCTGCAGTTCCGGTTGACAGTTTACAGTAAGCCTTTACCTCATCCTTAGTAACTGGTTCCGTAATGGTACCGTCATTGAATGAAGTTTGCGCTGCATTAAAATTTGCCTTTTTATTCTGCGGCTGTCCTGTAACTGTAAGCATTTGATGAAATTTAAAAAGCCCCGACCATAATCGGGCAGGGCTTTTATTCTAAACAATTAAAACTTAATTATGATGCGCCTAAGTCGGCATAACATACTGCATCTGTGCGCATCAGGTTGAACGCCGTCTGGCACTCAATACGTGCGGTGATCAGGTTTTGGATAAAGTTCTTATCATTCTCAAATGAGAATGCAAGGTTCAGCCCTTCAACTTCAACCCTTTCCAGGTAATCAGCATCAACCAGGCACGCTTTATTTGCAGTTACCCAGCTTGCAGGGATAACCGGTATACCACCAATCGATAACTGATTGTTTGAAAATACAACCAACCCAGCCCCGGCATAGTAGCCGTTGCCGTATGTGCTTGTTACTAAACGGCTCCAAAGTAGCCAATTAATAAGCACAAAAGAAGGCGTGTAGTCAGTATTTGCAAAACCACCAACCAGGTTAATGATCTGCTTAACATCATCAGGTGAACTACCCATTGATGTAGGGCCGGTACCGGTAGCCAAAACTACCATACCTGCAGCGTTTTCCTTTTTAAAGTAATCACGCATTAGCATACGGCTCAAAGTATTTTGCATGAAAGGCAAAAACTTTGTTAACTGTTTTGAGAACGTAGTGAAACCGGCGATGTACGGATTCGTTAATGTAGCGGCAGTAAATGCGTAAACATTATTCCCTTTATCGCTACCTTCAGTTTGTGCGGCAATGTTGTTTGTTTTGCCAGTGTCCTCACTGTATGTAACATACTGTCCAGTGGGGCTTGGTATTGTAGGGGTAACCTCACGCAGGTTAAATTTTTGGGCCGGTATAATAGCCTGCCTTTGGTTGTACGTCAAAACAGTTGTTCCTGTCAAACTGTTTGAAAGAATCATGTTTGTTTTGCGCTGCATTTTCTCTTCTTCTTCAGCAGCTTTCCAATCAATTGATAAATCAACTGCACCCAATGGCACAGATAATGATCCGCCACGGTTATTTATCAAAGATTTTATTTCACTTTCAGGGACATTGGTCATTGCTTTACCAATAGCCTCTTTAAGTGAAAGTATTTCACCACCTTCTCCGCCGCCCATCTTAAACCCTTTCAAACGGGCCTGCAATTTGTCGAAACCTTCGATGGTTTTTTGAAGTTTCTCCTCCATTGCTTTCAGATCAATACCTTCCGGTACTGCTGATATTTTTTCCTGGGCATCTTTTAACGCAATGATTTGCGCTTCCAGTTCGCTTTTTATAACTTTTGAATTGGCATCCGCCGCTTCTTTTGCTTTGGCCTCAAAGTTGGCCTGCATGGTTGTGAGCTGTTCTGATAACTGCTCTACTGTTTTTATTTCCATTTTAAGGAGTTTTAAATTTTTGATTAAATGATTTTAACACTTCAGCAAATGGCAGTAACGCTTTCATCGGCTCATCCATTTGAGTGGACAAATCATGGTTGCAACTTTTGCAAGATGTTGAACCATTCGGATTTTTTGCCTTACAATTAGGGCAATCCATTTCATCCGGCTCCGTAACGAGTGACTTCAATACATTTAACTGCTTCTCTATGCTTAAAAATTTCTCATCAGAGAAATCTCCTTTGCGTAATTTTATCTCCAGCCAATCTATTGATGCTGCAACACTGGCCATATCTTTCATGGCTATTAATGGCGTGTTCTCATTTGCGCCCCAGTTAGTCAGTGTTGAGTATTCCCACCACTTCCATTCAAATACCCTACGCACACCATCTTTAATATCTTTTTTCACTGCCTCAACGCCTATCGAATGTTCAAGTGTTTTACCGTGTTCTGCATAAAGTTTGTAGTCAGAATAAATATCCCTGGAAATCTGTTTTTCCATATTCAACTGCCCAGTAACCTGCAAATGTGGGTAAACTTCTTTTGCTTCTATCGGCACACCAAGTAAAAGTGTTGTATCGTGGTTTTGATACCATTTCAGTCTATAAAAATTATCCTTAATCGTTTTATTAAACGACCCTTCCATGCTTATGTCTTTCTGAGAATCTACATTGCCGAGGCAATTTGCGGCAACAGTGATACGGCCTTTTGAGTCGATATCTTTTACCTCGATGCTGGATAATGTTTTAAACATGGCATAAAGTTAAATAAAAATGCAACAATGTTGCAAATTTATTTTTTGCGGTGGTTTTTGTGTGGTGTATTTTTGCTTATCGCATTTGCGGGAAGAATCGAAGCTCCAGCGTGTCGTGAAAGTTCTGGGCAAGCAAACCACTTTTTATTCTTAGACTGATGAGCAGAAAAATACTGCGAAACAAAAGTATCTAAGTGCCTCAAAGGTTTGTTCTGTGGAGGTAGCTGTACGACTTATTTAACCCCTGTAACAAGGGGTTTTGTAATTCACCCCATCACCGGCACCCCGACATTATAATCAAACTCAACGAGCTCACCCCTCATATTCCGGTATGGTGTGTATATGGCGCAGCATCTGCAGTTACATACTTCTTTGGCATCTGTAGGCAAACCGTTCTCCTGAACCTTTGCCCCTGGTATTAACATTCGGTTTGTACCCACCTGAAAATAATCCTCAAACCCGATCTTATACCCGTTTACGTTGGCGTGGTCTGTCCTTACCCTGTTATCGCTGGCAGATAGCCATTCTTTGATCATCAGTAGTCCAACTTTTGCCGCGGCAAACCATGCAGCCTGATTCGTGGCCGTTACGGTTTCAGTACGGGCAATCAGCCGGGAACGGTTGCGGTTTAAGTCTGTCGATTCGGTTGTAAGCTGCTCTTCTATCCAGTCCAAATCCCGGCCTTCCTCATTAGCTATCTGCATTACCACACTGATAATATCCCTGGTTGTTTCTGTTATGCCCTGCGAAGTGGAAAGTATGTCTGATTTAAAATACTGGTTAATCAGGTCAACCATTTCCTGATTAAACCCTATTGGAGCCCGGCGTTTAACTTCAAACAGTGATTTATTGCGCTTCGCTGCCTTTGGCGCTTTAGGTAAGGTGCTATAAACATAAGACCCCCAATGTGTACCAGCGTCCAAATATAACGGCTGCAGAACAGCCATTATAGGCATTGCGGATATTGACATTAGAGCGGATGTAGTGTTACGGCTGGATTTGTATTCAATAAGGAACTGCTGGTACTGCTCTTTCAGCGCCTTGTTAAACTTTGGCGCAAAGGCCTGCTCACGGTTATACTGGAACCGGTGAAATTTATTGCGATATTGTAGTTTGGATGCGTCCACATTTATTCGTCTATTGCGGACATAAATGGATGCCCGTCTTTATACTCTAAATTAGGTTTATACGGTTGCGATGTGTCATGGGTACGCAACAACTCCTCAATATCAATACGCAGCTTTGCCCGTCGCTTCAACTCTTCGCTGCGCTTAATTTCGCAGTTCTCTGTTAAAGGGATTGCGGATTCTATGATTTGTTTAATTTTGTCAGTTGCCATTTTCAGTTTCTATTGGTAAAGGTTCAATGCCACCAGCCTGGTCAACCGGTACGTAACCCGTTTTAATAAACCACTTATCTTCCACATCATCCGTATCCCAGCCAAAAGCCTTAGCGATAACCGAAGGGTTCATAATAGGCAGGCTATTGTAAACAGTAGCCATATCCTTCATATCGTCCTGTAGTTCCGCTATGCCGGTAATATCAACATCGATAAAGTACTTTTCTTTGCCGGTATTGAACTTTGGAACTAAATGCAGGTTATAAGTGTCACGCTCAGCGTAGGCTCCAGGTAGTGCGGCGTTTGTGTACAGATCCTTGTACGCAATATCGACACTTATCTCAGATCCGGTTGCATCGTTATTAAAAAGCCTGTCAGAAACGCCAAACAGGTTGCATAGTTTTTTGAATGTCAGTTTCATGGAAGTAATAACATCCATATCCACCGGCGACAAGCCGATGGCGGTGTATCCAATCTTGCCGGCTTGGAATAGCAATTTTCGGGCATTCGTTACGCCTGACGCTTCATTGTAGAAGTCGGTTTTCATTTTACTCAAAGCACCTTCCTCCACATCATCCCCCGATACTGATTCATTGTACACAATACCGCTGATACCTGAATTCTGAAACGCATTTACTGAGTAGTCAGTTTCGCTATCTCCACGGTCAAGTATTTTACTACCGGCCGTCAATGGTGAAAGTCCTATCAATTCGTTGCCGACATAGTTATACTGAGGATTGAAATACCGTGTGTGCATCATTTCCTCAACGGGTATATTCACAACCTCAGCTATTTGCAACCGGTAACCCAATACCCTGCGTGGCCAGGTGTCACTTACCTGCAGGCTCATATACTGCGAAGGGGATAACCACATTTCGGTAGGTTTCCCAGCGTTAGCCCCAAATTCAATTAGTGGTGTGTAAACGTAACTATTACCAGTAGCCAGTAGGAAAGTATGAAACCCCTCTCTGTATTCTGTTTTGCTATATTGATCGTTTGGATTATCGAGTAATTTTTGCAGTGGGTTTTCCGGGTCAACAAGTTCAAGTGCTTTGCTTTTTAAGAATTGCTGCTTTACCAGGGCTTTTGTAGAATAATTCTTTTTACTTAACTCATCCTGGTACTGCTTCATAGCTTCTTCGTCAACAACTTTATAGACCTTCAAAGGGATCATTGCAATAGTACGGGCTATCCTACGGATTACCGAATAAACATCGTCATTACCTACATACCCGTTATTGATATTGCCGACAGAATTAGCGGTATTGTAAACTGGCAGCCCCGTTAAGAATGCAAACTGCTGAACCGACCGGCCTGCGCTGACTGCCTTTTCAAGGCCTAGCCATTTTAAAGCCTTTTGTTTTAAGCCGATGCCCATGTTTTTTTAGGTTTTAGTTCAAAGTATTCTCGCATCATAAACGCATCCATAAGATCGGGGCTTTCGCCGGATAGCATTATTTTCATTTGTTCTTTCGGCATGATCTTAAGTTTGCCGTCATGGTCAACCTTATCCCTTTTTATTGCCCGGCGCTCGTAAACAAACCTTTGCCGAACGGTCATCTTATCATCATACATTTTGTTTGCAACGTGTTCGGATATTTTATATTCGCCACGGTTTACTCTTTCGCCAGATCTGTAATAGCACTGCGTCTTCAGGTTAAAATAGTTTTCTCGCTGAATAACACCGCTGGCAATATCTTTTACTTCTGCTGCCGGCGCTCCACCGCTGAACGGCTTTGCTCCCCTTATAAAACCATCGATATAATTACCAACCCCGTCACTGTCATAACAAATATACCGATTTTCTACATTCCAAAACTTAGCAACTTCACTGATCAGGTCAATTACCTGCTTACCGTCAGACTTGCTCATTATCTCAATGTCAACCAGTGTAAAACCACGCCACAACATAACCACAAACTTATTGCTGCCCTTCATTGCGATATCGGCCGTAATAAAACTGCCCTTATCGTCAACCTCCCTCACATTGTCAAACACCCCAGCAAAGCTATAATAATTATAAATATCATTGTCACTTATTTGTATCTTCCAGTTACCGTCAAGTAGCTGCATCCTGGTTTGTTCATCCTGGCTGAGCAGATTACCCAAATACTCCGGGTTTTTCTCTAAGAGTATTTTATTCTGGTAAATATCCCCGTTTATGAATGTCAGTGACTTTATGAAGTCACTGGGCTGCAGGCCGCTTTTCTCAATCAGCGGCGCTAAGATATGATTGGCCTTTTCGCTTACATCTTCGTATGTGTCACCCCAAATATAATTTTCACCGTACTTTATGAAGTACCTCAAAACGCCATCCCGTTCAGGTATTGGCAGCCCTGTTTCTTGGTCAATCCACCACGATATTAAAGTTGCAACCCATGAATCTGGATCAGGGTTGCAGGTAGCCCGAACATACGGTTTTACCCCGCACGTTGAACGGTTACGGGATAGCATATAAAAAAACATCTTTTCGCTAAAATGGGTAAGCTCATCAAAGCCTATGTAGGCAATCTGAGATCCCTGCCAGTCGTAAATATTTTTCTCGTATTCAAGGTGGGAGAACTTCATATTAGCACCCGACGGGAACAGCCACTCCAAAGTAGTTTCTTTTGGCGTTGCTTTACACCCGGGATAAAGT